GCTTGATGCCCTCTTCGTACTGTTTGTCGCGCTGCTTGCGGGCCTCTTTGTCCTTCTCGGCCAGTTCGATGTACCGCAGCGACAGCGTGCTCAGGTCAAACTGGTCGATGATGTCGGTGTCGGCGAGGTTTTCGTAGAAATCCTTGCTCTCCATCGGCCCCTTGGTGTCCAGACGCACACGAACCGACCCGTCGGGCAGTTCTTCAAGGTCTTCGTCGGTCAGTTCGAGTTCGACCTCCATGCCTTCTTCGCCCTCGGGCGGCATCTCAGCAGACGCATCGTCAGGCATTCCTTGCACAAAGCGCCCGTACTCGGGGTCAATCGGCATTTCTGTGGCCATGTTCTGGTTCCTTTATTCGTTCACGGGCAGGCCGCCTGCGACTGGGGCACCCTGCTGCTGCTCCATGAGCATCATGATGACCTCTTCGGGGCTGATGCCCATCTCCCGGGCCATGTCCAAGATCCGCATGGCCAGCATCTCGTCCTGTGAGGGCTGCTGCTCCTGCGGGGCTGGCTGCTCCATCGCTGCCAGACCGCCATCGTTGTAGCGCCTGACCGCGCCGCCTTCCTTCTTGCCGAGGCGGGCCTCGCCACGGATGAAGAGTTGCAGCGCCTCTTCGGGGGTGATGTTCATGCGCCGGGCGGCCTCCACCACCTGATCGGCGATCAGTTCGAGTTTCGGCGCACCGATGGGGGTCGTCACGCCGGTCTGCGGCGAGAACACACCCCATGTCCGGCCCTGCGCCGACACCGGCTCGATGCCCAGTTCACCGGCGATCTTCTCGCGCCACCACGGTGCGAGGCTGTACATCTCCGAGTTGGACACGCTCTTGCCCGGGTTCTTGGACTTGCGGATGTCCGCCAGCCCCACGGCCCGGCTCCAGTGGGCGTCACCCACCGGGGTCTTGGTCTGGAAGCCCACCTCAGGCACGCCAGACGCCTCGATGTACATCGGCACCTTGGGGCTGCTCATGTCCATCTCGCCGGTCTCCACAAAGCGCTGCATCGGCTTGGCCTGCGCGGTGCTGTGGTAGACATGGCCCGGCACGGTCAGCAGATCCTGCGGGAAGTCAGCACCACACTGCGACGCGGGCAGGCCCACGAGGTCAACGAACTCGGGAAAGCGGCCCTGCTTGTACAGGTAGTAGGCCGCCGTGCCACGCGGGATCTCGGTGGTCACCTCAGACCCGGGACTGGCCATGCCCATGAACTTGTTCATCAGGTCGTACTCGACCTTGGCCCGCTCCGGCCCCAGTTCCTTGGCCATCCTCTGGAACAGCGGATCCATGACATACCACGCATCCATGCCGCGAACCAGTTCGGGGTACTTCTCGGCCTCGGCGTTGGCGTCCAGCAGGCGCTGGGTGTTGCGCTTGTTGGTGATCTGCTCGGCACCCTCGCGCATCCCCTTGGGGTTGTCGGCCAGCCCCGGCAGGTTCCCGGGCAGGTTGCCCTCCCGGCTGCGGGCGATCTGAAACAGATCGTCGCGGGTCACGCCGAACAGTTCCTTGAGGTTCGGGGATTCGGGGGCCACGCGCTCGGCAGCCTCCTTGGCCACCACATCCGGGCGCTTGTAGATCCCGGGGAAGGCCATGCGCTCAGGCGTCGAGACCGTCTGGCCCGGCTTGGCACGCTTGGGCGTCACCACGGCGGGGGCCTCGGGCTTCTTCGGAACCGATTGGGTTTCGATTGGGTTGGGAAACGGTTCTACGGGCGGCAGATCTGCGGCCTTGGCAGGCTTCGCATCCTCAGCGGCCATGCCCAGCAGGCGCTTCAGGCGGGTCTTGGCGGCCTCTTTGGCCCCGGCTGGTACTGATGGCATCAGCGGCTCCTCTTGATCGCGGCAAGGCCGCCTTGTTTGAATGGCTGCACGGGCGTCGGGCGGTACAGGATGGCCGTGCCCTGCTGCGGGTTCATCAGGCCCTCGTAGCCATACTCCTTGGCCATGCGCTCCACATCGGTGAAGGCTTGGCTGGGGTCGGCCATGCCCTTGTTGGCCTTGGCGGTGAAGGGCGTGCGGTTGGCCTCGGCGGCCAGTGTTCGAAACAGCAGCGGGTCGGCTGCGAGGTCGTACAGGCCCTCGCTGCGGGTGCCGTAGCGGAATCGGCCCAGCCCGGGTTCGGGGCGGACGCGGGACGGGTCGCCGGTGTAGGCGTAGGAGCGCTCCATCACCGGGTTCTCGGTGCCCAGCAGGCGCTCCATCTCGCGGCCCTTGATGCCGGTGCCGTACCGGGCCGGGTCGAGCATCTGGAGGTCGGGCGAGTGGCTGAAGTGGGTCAGCATCTCCGAGGCGGTCGTGCCCGGCTCGGGTCGGATCAGCGGCTGGATGTAGCCCGGCATCCCGCCGGTGTAGGCGGTGTCCACGAACTCGGGCGGCAGCAGCACGCTCTTCTGGGGCGCGAACTGGAAGCCCTGCCACGCCTCGCCCAGCAACTTGTCGATCTCGGCCACATCCGCCGTCTGGCCGCGCCGGTTGGCCTCGTAGCGGGCCTCGTTCAGCCGGTTGATGCGCTGCTTGAGTTCGGCGTTGACCGGGGTGTAGTTCACAAACGAGTTCTGGCCCCGGGTCTCGCTGGCCATGGCCATGCGTGCGAGCGGGGAGAACATCTGTGCGTGAGCACCGTAGGCAATCTCCTCACCCTTGGGGCCGAAGGGGTTGCCGTGGACGGCGTGCCCATAGAAGTCGTGGACGGCCCGGAACATCTCGTTGGTGTTCAGGCCAGTCTCGGGGTCGATGGCGTTCAGGAAGTCGTGCGGGTCACCGCCTTGGTAGACATACAGGTGCCGGTTGCCGTAGATGTCCTTGAGCATCTCGCCGCTGGACTGGTAGTTGCCCTCCCCGGCGCGGTGGTAGGACATATTGACCGGCAGGGCATGGAACTGGTCGGCGGTCTCCTTGGCCAACTGGCGGTAGGACGCCTCCAGCAACTGGTCGTAGTTCTTCGCACCAGTGGCCTCGACCAGTTCGGGGTAGCGCTTGCCATATGCCTCGAAGACCGACTTCTTGTAGGCGTCGTCGCCGTCGGCTGCCAACTGGAAGGTGCGACCGATGGCCGACTGCTTGGCAAGGCTTGAGGGCGGCATCTGCGGCAGTTGGTATCCCTGCCCGGCCACCCGCTGGCTGTAGTCGTCCGCCGTGCGGTAGACGAAGTTGGACGGATCCTTGATCAGTAGGCTGATCGCCTCGTCCGTAATTGGTTGCGGAACATCGCCTCCACCTGATCCTCCGGCAGTGTCGGCTTGCCGTACTTCTTCTCGTACTCCCCGATCTTTTGGTCGAGCCGCTTGAGCAGATCTCGGCTTGACCCGGAGGAAGGGGCCTTCTTGGGCTGTTTCATATCGACTCTCCTTTATTTTTGGTACATCCGGCACTGCCACCGGTTTGAATCTCTCGCCACGGCGCAGCGCCCTCGCTGTCCTGATCGTGCCTGCCGCGCCCGGGATCAGCCCCAGCGCAGCGAATGTTCCCTCGACACCGGCGTCCACCACATCACCGCGCTTGGCGGCCTCAATGGCCTGCTCGCCTCCGCGCACCGCCTCCTGCGTTTGCAGGCCCGTGCCCAGAAAAGGAATGAAATCCGCCAGCCCAATATTGAGCGGCAGATTACTGCTCGGGCCGCCCATGATCGTCTCTGCACGCTGGCGGGCTTTGTACCGGTTGACACCGAGTTTCTCTAGCCCGGCCTGCAAGCCTGACGACAGGCGCTCGCGCACCGTTGGATCGTATGGCTTGATTTCACCGGTGATGGGTACATCAGCCATTAACTTCCCCTTGGTGAATCAATACCGCCATCATAATCCCCGGGAGGTGTCAAGTCTACGCAGGTACGAGAACTCGTCCATTCGTTTCATCTGGCCGCTCTCGGTTTCTTTGAGATCAGCCAGCACCTCGACATCGACCATCTCCAGCCCGTGCAGCCGGGTGTACGCCTCGATCACATTCCAGCGGGCCGACCGGCGGCGGAACCCCTTGCGGCTCACCGTGAAGCCCCGGTGCGAACCCTCATGCCGGGCGAAGTCGTACCACGCCCAATGAATTGCGATGTGGTCGCGGGCGAAGCACAGGTTCAGTCCCACGCGGAAATAGTCGCCAGCCTCTCGTATCCAGATCATGTCAGCCTCCTATTGAGCATACGGATTCTCCCGGCGCACGCGCCCGGTGTCGGCGTAGTCGTCCTCGTCCCAGTCCTCCTCGGGCGGTGGATCGACCTCCAGCCAGCCAGCGTCGCGCAGCCAGCGCAGGGCCTGTGAGCCGGTGTCCACATAGTCGTCGTGGGTCGTCTCGGGGAAAGCGCAGATCTGGCTCACGAAGCCCTCGGCCCAGTCCTTCACATACCCCTTGCGGGCGTCGCTCTCGGGGATCCAGACGCGGCCACGGGCGATGATGTGGGAGACGATGTTCAGGCGCTGCACCTTGTCGGCCCGGCCCGGGTTGTAAGCCATGACCGGCAGGTGCGCCCGCTGCAAGTCTTGGATCAGGGCCTGACCGGCGCTCTTGTCCTCGATCAGGATCAGATCCACCCGCTTCTTGTCCTTGCCCTCGCCGAAGACCACCCCGAACTCCTCGACCACCTTGGGGCGCAGGTCGGGGTACTGGAGCCGGTCTTGCCACGCATCGATCAGCATGACCGACATCGGGCCGTCCAGCGGCTTGAACACGCCCCAGACCGTGCAGGCCGTCGGATCGTTCTGGGTCTTCTCGGTGGCGGCGCAGTCGTAAGACTGGAGGATGTACTCGAACTTCGGGAATTCCCGGCCAGCGGGCCACAGGCGGAACCACTCCCGCTTAACGATGCCGCCCTCCTCGGGGTCGATGATCTCGGCGTAGATCTCCTGCCGCCCCAACTTCGTGCCCTCGTAGGACAGGATCTGCTTCTTGAAGTTGTCGGACAGGTTGCCGATGTTGTCGTAGGTCGAGGCCGTGGTCAGCACGACATCGTCACCCTCCCGGGCGATCAGTTCGAGGATCAGATCCTTGGGCTTCGGGGTGGTGGTGCAGATCAGGCGGGTCTTAAACCCCTCGCCCAGCGTCAGGCGCAGGCCGAACTGCATCATGTCCCATGCGTCTTGCAGGTACTCCCACGCGGCCAACTCATCGCACCAGCCCCCATGGAACTGCGGCCCCCGGAAACGCTCCGGCTCCGAGGCCGGGATGCCCTTGATCAGGCTGCCGTTGACGAGCCGGAGTTCATGCAGGGCCTTGTTGTAGTCCTCCACCAGCGGGGCGGGGATCACCGACATCAGCCCGGAGTCCCCCTCGAAGCAGGTGCCCCGGACATCCGCCGAGGTCGGCGCGGCCACCAGCCAGCGAGTCTTGGGGTACTCCCACGCCCACCAGCCCAATTGCTCCGCCGCCGTGCGGGTCTTCCCGGCTCCGCGCCCGGCCAGCATCAGCCAGATCGACCACCAGTTGCCGGGCGGCAGGGTCTGGTGCCCCAGCGCTTCGTGCATCCATGTCAATCGCCACGCCTTGGCCAGCCGCTCGAAAGGCGGCAGGGTCTTGAATGCCTGCCGTACCTCGGGGTGGGCCAGATCAGCGAGATCCATTGGCCTGACGCTTCAACTCGATGTTCTTGAGCAGGGCCTCGAACATGGCCTCGGCCTGCGTCTCTGCCTGAATCTTGATGGGCTGGTCGGCGTCCCCGGCCAACTGCACCCGGTCACCGAAGCGCTTGGGATCCCACTTGGCCAGCAGTTTGAGCCGGGTCTCGATCTGGAGTTTGCGGTGCCCCAGCATCTCCTCCTCGGTCACCGTCACGCTGTCCTTCTCCTCGTCACCGCCGGACGAGTAGACCGTCTTGCGGCCCATCTGCGGGGTGTCGGCGATCACCAGACACTGCTCGGCCAGTGCGTCGTAGCCGATCTCGCGTGCGCGTGCGATGGCTCCGGAAAGACCGACGCCGCCTCCAGCAGCAACCTCCTTGTCGTCCCGATACATCCAGTCATAGACCGTCTGCCACGCCGGGAATCCCTCTCTCCTGCATATCTCTCTCAGGGGCACACCATCTGCAAGCAGTTTGCACATCTCCTGTGCGATCTCTGGGGTGTATTTGCTGGGCCTGCCG